CTTCATAGATAAGGATGCTCGAAAACCTAAAAAACCCTTTAATTAATATATAGTAATTAAATTACAATTAATTAAAGATAGAATTAACTTAATAACTCATCACCCTAATAATATATTATTATTTCTTTAAATTGTTTTTATTATATTTTTTAAATAATCGGCATTTTAAATCTTCAAGGGTGTAAATATCACTTTTTATATTAATTATTTTAATTAGTTTTTTTTATTAGATTTTCTATTTTTCTCAAATCATCTAAATCATATTGATTATTTAGATAATTATTAATATCTAGATTAAATTGCATTAATATACTATCACGATGATCGGTAATTTCTTTTGAAAAATTACGAATTATATTTTTGAATGACAAATTATTATATTTAATTTTATTGATAAGTAACATTACTAATTTTTTTGGTTTTATGTCATAATATTTAATTCTGTTATTTCCATACCATAAACACCATACTGCACAAAAACCTCCAGGATCACCTAATTTTTTTGTTTTGTAATAATCGACATTTTCTAACGATTGAAAACCAATTTTTGGTAAAAAATCACTTGGTTTTAAATATATGAATGTTGGAAAAAAACTTCTAAAATGCATTTGTAAAATATTATCCAATAAATTTGCATTATAATTAAAATTTGGTGGTACATCACTACCATTTGGTTCAAATCTTTCAACCGTTTTATATTGTTTATCAATAATAATAATATTTGCATGTGCTCCAATATCAATTTCAATACCTAACGGGATTACAAAAAATCTGAATGATTGTGTTTTAAATTGTTCTAACATTTCTTTGAAACCATTTGGATAAAAAATATTTTGATACAACCATATTATTTCAAAATTTAAAAAATCAACATTATTTTTTATAATTCCCATATTTGTATAATATTTTTGTAAATCATCATTAATAATTAAATTATCATTTTTTAATGTTGACATTAAGTTTTTATTATTAATATGAATTAAATGTGTACCAAATAATATATCTATTGGTACACCTGTAAATGTAGTAAATAATGTTTTTTGACCTTCTGATATTTCTATATCGCAATATGATGATTTTTTCATTGGAACTGATATATTATATTTTATTATATTGTCATATATGTATTTTTTACATATTGGGACATCTAATATTTTTTTTGCACAATCATTCTCCCAATTTGTAACATATTCCTGTTTTTTTATTAATAATAAATTGTAATAACTTTCAACTATTATGTCAATAACATCTTGAAAATATTTTGTATCTTTTAGAAGATTAAATGGTGTAATATTATTAAAATTTTTAATAAAAATATTATTTTTTTTATATTTTAAAAAATTTTTAAATGGATACCATAATCCATTTTTTGCAAATAAATGCCATATTGTATTTCCATTCATATCTTGTATATTTAAATTTGTATTATTAATCATCTGATCTATGTTATATTTTTGAATTTTATTAATATCGTTATTAATATATATTAATAAATGTAATGCAGTCATCCCGTTTATATCCAACAAATTAAAATTATTTGTTTTGACAATCAATAAATTTGCAATCTCAACATTGTCTTCATTAATTGCAGAATGTAATGCAGTATTTCCAAGTGCATCCTGTATTTCTGTATTTGCCCCAAATTTAAGTAATAAATGAACTATTTCTTTGTTATTTAATGTTACTACATACATCAATGGTGTAATTTGAAATTCATCATCTTTAATATTAAGATCTATTTTAAAACTATTTTTTGATCCGTCATATAATAAAATTTTTATAATTTCAATATCTTCATAATTACATGCCAAATGTAAAGATGTTTCACCAATATTATTAGTTATATTTATATTAACATTATCATTTTTTATCAAAGTTTGTATCATTTGATAATTTTTCTTTTTTATGGCTAAATGTAATGGAGAAAATCCTTTGTTGTCTAATTTATTTAGATATAATGATTGTGATAAAATCAAATTAAATGCGTATATATTTTCAAATTGGATTGCATAGTGTAATGGTAATGAACCATATTTATCAACGATATCATATAATGGTATACCAATAACATTATTATTATTAAATAACAAATCGATAATTTCATTGTAATTATATTTAATTGGTAAATACAATATACTGTATCCATCGGTATCAATAAAATCTATTTTACAATTTATTTCTAACAATTTACTAATTATTGGTATGTTATTATACATTATTGCATATTGTATTAAATAAGTATTATTTATGTCACGAATATTAATATCAATAGTACTGTCATTGTTTAAAATATCTAATACATCATCAAATTTTTGTTGTTTAATGATATCAAATAATTTTTTATTAACTTCCATAATAATTAAATTATATATAATTTATTGTTTGTAATTTAATTATAAGATTAAACTATTTTTATTAAATTCATATAAACTTTTTAATATTTTATTTTTATCCATCTTTGATAAATTAACATTTATATCTGATGTTATAATCCTAGGTAGCTCAGGTACTTTAACAGGTACAATATTTACATCAATTGGTTTTATTTTATTAAAAATTGACAATCCATTCTCATTTAAATCTACTAATGGAGAATTTAAATTAATATTTGTTACTGAATCTTTGAAATTTAAATTATCATATAATGATACATCATTTGTTATTAATTTATATGCACCGACACCATTATTTACATTATTTACATTATTTACATTATTATTTATTTTTTTTGATATTTTGAATTCTGTAATTATATTATAATTATCACAATCATCTGTTAATATATTTTCAAGATTATTATGTGTTTTTTTAATTATCTCATTTGCAGAATAATTATAATTAATATATCCTAATAATGAAATTAAACCAACTATAATTAATATTTTTTTCACAGTTGAATTATTTATTGGTAGTAAATTACTTGCTTTTTTTAATTTTTCCTCGTCCAATTTATTAACATTATTTCTTTTGAGTATGTTATAAATGTATATATTAATTACATTTAATTCTGGTTGTTCTACGGAAATGAATACAATAAAACATAATAATAGATGTAATACTAAATAATTTTTTGGCGCCATACATCCAGCAATTGTAAAAAATACAAATACTATACCTATACTTCTTAGTAATATTAGTGCAAATTTATCTTTGGTATTACAATTATTGTAGATATCCATAAAATTTTTATAATGTTCTTGTGTAAATTGTTCTAATGTTTCCATAATATACATTTAATAATATTTTTATTAAAAATAAATAAATTAATAATATTTTATTAATAATATTATTAATTTATTTATTTTGATATCCACTTTTTAAATCCTATAATCATAAATATCAATAATATTATATATACCAAATTCATATAGTTATTTTGTGTTCCTGTCTCTTTTATTTCTTTTATTATATAATCTGTTTTTCCTGTATCATAACATTTACAATAATAATCTAAAAATTTTACTGGCGTTAATTGCTCTTTGTTCATTGACTTTCTCGTCGAATTATGTATATCTATCCACCATTTTATAAATGTATCTCTAGACATTAAATGTTCGTCTTTTAATGGATTTAAATTAATATGACTTTTATAATTTTCCCTACATCCATCACATGGTAACATATTACCGATATTATTAAAAAAATCTCTAAATTTTAATTTATGAGTATCATCAGGATTAATTGGATATGATAAAATAATTGTATCTAAAAAAAACCATCCTTTTGGTCCCCATATAGATGGATTATAATTGGTTCTAATTGAATTATTAACTGACATATAATAATTTGAAAGAAAATAAAATTATAATATTTTTAAGTTAAGACAATTTAATAATTGATTCATATATTTCATTTTCACTAATTAATTTAATTGAAACATCATTCTTTCGATACTTTTTTTTATATTCTGTTAAAAAATAATTAAATTGCCATAATTGACTTATATTTGCATTTTCAACATCTACTACAATTTCTAATGTTTTTAATTTAATTGGTAATATATTTTCGGATTTACTATTTTCATATAATGCTTCTGTCATTGTTACTTCTCTAAAAATATTATGATTCGATATCAATAGATTTTTTATTTTTGAACCATACGGATTTTCAAACATATTATATGTTATTTCATTTTCTATATATACATCTTTGGTAATCATATAATCAATTAATTCATACGATAAACATTGTATATTAATAAAATATGTTGTACCATTGATATCTATATTATATTCTGAATGTAATTTATTGTGTTGAAAATTTACTGTTAATACATCGTCTAATGTTTTATATTCAATTTCAATAATATCTTTGTCATTTAACAATACATTAAATACATTTATTTTTTTAATATTTTGATTGTACCACAAATATGTTCCAACCGGTAAATCCATATTAATTGTTTTTACATGTATTTTTCCATTTATTACATCACAATTGTTTATTTTATTAATTGTATCACCTACATTGATTGAAGAATAACACTTATAAGTTGAATTTAAATTAGTTACAATATTATTTTCATTTATATCTAACCATAAATTTGATAACTTATCAACATCAAAATTTTTTATACATTTTAATATTGCATAAGATGGTATTATATATACACTGTATCTATTTTCTTCATCTAAATATTCAATATGTGAAACTATACCAAGTAATTGTGTGTGTTTTTTATGTGTTCGTATTACTGCACAACCTGAATCAATCCCATCATGATCTTCAACATATGTTTTTATCATTAATATATCTGGAATAAATTCGAATTTTTTATATAGTTCATATTTTAATTCACAAGTTGATATATCTACATCATTTGTTTCATTTAATATAAGTATTTTATTTGTATTTTTATTATTCAATTTCATACAAAAATTACGATTTACATATACATTATTATTTATTATGTTTTTATCGTTCAGTCTAAATATTGACAAATTAAATAGAAAATTTGAATAAATGCCTTCAATGTCGTAATTGACATCGTGTACAGATATTTTAATTTCATTTGTTGGCAAATAAGTAGTAACGATATAATTAATATTACAAATATTAATTATGACACCGTTCAAAAAAACTTCAACACTTTCATGTTCATAATCTAAATAATAATGCAATGGTGAATCTATTGTACATTTATATAATACATCTGACATGTATATTTTATAAAAATAAATGATATCATAAAGTACTATTATATGTATAATATTCAATTTTTTGACAATATAATAACCAAAAGAATTAAGAAAATAGACTATAATATGATGAACATAAAAGTTAAAATAAATTAATCTAAAAAGGTAAAATTTGTATTTTTGTTCAAAAAGTGTATATTTTTAAAAAACATACC